TTGAAAAACTCATGGGAAAGCTGGAGATACATGGCTCTTTCAATACTACCAACATCCAAAATATTCATTTGTTAGCGTATCGTGCGACAGATACGTCGCATCTCACGGACCAAGACTATCGAACTTGTCTCCGAAAGGTGAATTATTGTGTCAAGAATATGATTGAAAAAGTTCACTTCAATCCATCTAAACCAGAAAACATGAACATTTATATCTCGAACATCAAAGACAAATACATTATGGTATACGATGGAAGCAATTGGACTCTTGCGAATAAAAAGGATGAATTGGACCGTCTTTACGAAGAGAAGGAGATGATGTTAGAGGAATGGCTTGAGACAAATCCGGAGAAAGAACTGAAGGATAAATTTATGAAGTATTTGAACAACAAGGAAAGCGATGAATGCCTCAACCGTATCAAGGAAGAAATCAAGCTCATGTTGTACAACAATCAGAAAATGTTAGAATTGAATGTTTAATACAAAAGAATCCGTTTCTTTTTATCTACACACATCCAAATGAATCCAGAACAAAGAATTAAATTGAATGAACTGATACGGGCAAACAACAGTGTAGATAATACGGCTCTTATCCGTGAATTAAAACACAGCACAAAGATATGGGAAGATGTGAAGACCATGCTTCTGTTAAAGAAAGGAAAAGAATGGAAAGAAGTCGAAGATGATTGTATTCAACAAGCTAATTTCCTTTTTACGAATTATACCATGATTTTCAATCGCCTTCTTCATGACCGTTTAGATGTCTCCATCCTCTATACCTTTTTAGAGGTTCTCAAGGAAATTGAGACAGGTGTTCTCGACCAACATGAGGCCTCCTTTAAGATTGGCACCCTGCTCAAGCAGATGTATATTGACCCTAGACTAGAAGAAGTCAAAGAACCAACCTATGTGAAAGGCGAGACTATTTCTTGGCAAGAATTTAAAAAGATAAAGATAGGATGATACAATGAGGCACCTGGTCATTGTCGAATCCCCATCCAAGTGTAAAACGATAGAACGATATTTAGGACCTGATTATCGTGTTATCGCAACTTGTGGTCATTTTAGAGGACTGAACTCTTTAGAACAAATCAACCGTCAAACCTTTGACATCACCTTTAAGACAACCAAATCAAAAACCATTAAGTATTTGAGAGAAGAGGTGGGTATCGCAAAGTCTGTCATTCTGGCTACGGACGATGACCGTGAGGGAGAGGCCATCGCATGGCACATCTGTCAAGTATGTAAACTCCCTTTGACAACTCCTCGTATTATTTTTCATGAAATTACCAAACAGGCCATTGAACGAGCGATACAAAACCCGACTACTCTTTCGATACCCAAGGTGATGGCACAGCATACGAGACAAATTCTAGATGTCTATATCGGTTTCTCTATATCACCCTTATTGTGGAAAGCCATACAACACACTCTCAGCGCGGGTAGATGTCAGACCCCGGCGCTTCATATGATTGCGGAACAAGAAGAACGTATTCAGAATCATTCTGTCGGAAATACGTATTCTGTGAAAGCCTATTTTACCAATAAGCGAATTGAATTTACATTAGAAAGACCTCTTACCCAAGAAGAAGTAGAACCCTTTTTGTCGAATCTGGAAGAGTTTATTTTGGAAGGACCTGAACACAAAGAGGTATCCTTGACTCCACCTTCTATTTTAATCACCAGCACTCTTCAACAGAAGGCATCGAGTACTTTACATTTGTCTCCGAAACAAGTGATGACCTCGGCTCAGATACTCTATGAACAGGGACTCATCACGTACATGAGAACCGACCAAGCCACCTATAGCGATGATTTTATCAAGACCGTCCAACAACATTTAGGGAATGATTTTCATATGCCCATACGCAAGAGTACGGAGGGCGCACACGAAGGTATCCGTGTGACACGATTGGATTTGCCTGAGATAACGATTGACAAACAAACGGACCGACTTTATTCTTTTCTTTATACCTATACCCTTCAAACCTGTATGAAACCAACCCTTCTGTGTCATAAGATATACAAAACCCGATGTAAAGGATTGTACTTTATACACACATCTGTAACGATGAAAGAAAAAGGATGGACCCATGTCTCAGATAAAGACTGGTCCTCTTACCTGGACCATTTAAAACGATTTCATTGTGAGAACATTGTAGCTGAGGAACAATGTTCCCAAGAATTTCATTGGTCCGAATCCCATCTCATCCGACAACTTGAAAAACATCAAATCGGACGACCTTCTACTTATACCCATATCTTAGAGTCTATCAAGGATAAGAAATATGTCACACTGGGAAAAATCCACCGAGGGTCTGTCCCTTTGTCTCGATACGAATGGACAGACAAGGGAATAGAAAAGACCACGTCCCTCAAAGAAGTAGAAGAATCCCACAAGCTATCCTTGACGTCTTTAGGGAAAGAAGTGAATGCCTTTTGCTATCAACATTTTGAAACCCTTTTTAATTATACATATTCGTCACAGCTTGAGACAACCCTAGACCGTATTGAACAAGGAGAACCTCCTTTGCCCATCTTACGAGAAGCCTGTGACCGAATAGACGAGCTAAAAAAAATCAAGATAGAACCCAAGGTCTATCCCTCTTTACACGCAGGTACCTATCGGTCTCACGCAATCGTGATAAAAAACGGACAACACGGATATTACATGGAATACAATGGGTTCACGCTTTCTTTAAAGAATTATCCACATTATGAACAAATCGAGGGTTGGATTACCAACCAACAAATGCCAGTAGACTATATCCAAGGGCTCATGGATTATAAGGAAAAAAACGAGAACATTATACTGGAGATAGATTCAGAATGGAGCTTACGAAAGGGTGCATATGGTCTCTATTTGTTTTACAAGACAAAGAAAATGAAAAAACCCAAATTCTACAAATACAATCAAGCTCCAACCAAGGAAGTTATAGAATCCTATATAAGAAAAATTATAAAAGAATAAGATAATGGGGTCTACCATAAATGCCGCAACAATTCTAGCAGACCAAAACAAAGTAAATCCCGTATTTTTAGCACTCGTGGTTGTAGGACTGTTTATAAAAATAGCCTTGTCTGAAGTAGTGCTCTCCACGGATGGGTCGACGGGTCCAGCAAGTTCACTGATTTGGGGTTATGGACTCGTGGTGTTTTCGTTAATTGGTATCATCATTGTCAACGTGAGTCCGGGTTCAAATGAATGGAACGATATAAAGCGCCTGCCCTGGACGATTCTCATGACCATTGCCTTGTTGGTATGGCTCATGGGAATCAATGTTCAATATTTCAAAGAGATTAACCTTAGAAATGTACCGGATGAATATTTCATGTGGTCAAATTATACGACCATTTTATTGGTCGTCTTGATTGGAATCAGCGTGTATCAGTACCTCTTGTATAAATTAAATGAAGAGAAAGCGGCAAGTGCGTTATTCATATACTCGAGCATTGTCTTTGTCTTTAATTTAATCGCCGTCACGATTCAACAAATCATTTTGAATTGCTTCTATGTAGACGGATAAATATCTATTTTACTGGTAAGTCCGATATGTGTGTCCGATTCCCAAATGCCTGAAATACGAAAATAAAACTTAAATTCGTCTACCTTGTTTTTAGAGTAAAAGATATTTTTGCTCTCGTAACATGGGTAATGTATCTTTTTTCGTAACGTAAGATTGAATGATTCTAACAATTTTTGTTCAAAGGTGACGAGTTTCTCCATAAAGTCCTCGTTCATAGTAAAAGATATCATAAACTGGTCTGTAGATTCTTTTATTGAATAGGATTTTAAGTCCACCCAAACCAGAATAGAGTTTAAGGTAAACGAGAGAAGGTTGTAACTGATTTTATAGAAATGGGTATAATTAAAAAACTTATTTGCGATAGGTTTACATAGAAAGCATTTATCGTGTTGTAATTCTTCTATAGATTGATACACATTCATATTATAATAAACCGGAGTATATATTTAAATAATGATTATATACTCTTTCAATGAAAGAATCCATTATTCTTTATGGTCCGGAGAATTCACTCAAATACAAAAAGGCAACTGAACTAATTCTACCTTACAGCAAATCAAAACTGAAATACAAACGTAAGATTGAAATTACGTTAAATGGTGAGATTTATTACTACAATATCAGTGACGTTCATTTCGAGATTGATTTTGAATTACTTGGGACCAATGAACATGGACTTTGGTATGAATTTATCAACCAGGTATCCGCGATTGTACAGACCCAGACTGACTTTAGTATCATTCTATGTCGTAATTTTCATTTAATCGACCAAGAATTGTTGTCTATTTTTTATACGTTTATGCGAAATCCAAAAATAAAATTCATCTTATGTACACGGTATATCTCGTTCCTACCAAAATACTTAAAGGAAATCTGTAAGATTATCCCTCTCAAAAAAGTAGGTAACGAAATCTACGGGAATCAATACAAGACCTATTGCGACAAAATCATAGAGTTTATCAAGACGGGAGACGATTTGTTTTTGTTGAGAGAACATATCTATCAATTATTCACCTATAATTACGATATCCATTTATGTCTACAGTACATTTATTTTGAGATACTCAAAACAAGTCGACTAAATCTCTCGATACATGTCTTGATACCTATCCTCGAAAAGTACAACACGAAGTATCGTTCTATTTACCATCTTGAACACTTCTGTATGACACTGAAATTGAATCTGATAGAAGGTCGTCCTTTGTGTTAAGGATTCATACTCTATACAGAAAAACGGTTATCATCGTTTCTTTCCTCCTTTTTGTTTTTGGGTCCGTCTTCGTTTCGTCTTGTATCTACGAGTGTATTTTTTATACATATATAGATACAATAGATAATAACCTATTAGAATGAATCTGCTCAAAGCATGCAAATTGTTGGATATTTCTCCGAATGAAATTCATACACCTATACTCAAGCAAAAATACAAACGTAAGTGTCTCCGTTTTCATCCAGACAAAAAGGGAGACAAAGAAAAGTTTATCGAACTCAAAGAGGCCTATGATTTTATTCTGAGTCAACCGAAACAAGAGTCCTTCTTGGACGACATGGACGAAACCTTTCTGAGACAATATCTGTATTCGATGTATACTTCCGAAGTGGAACTCTTTAAACATCCATGGTTTGTTCACTATTTTATACAACCTGTTCAAGAACATTTGAATCACTACAAACACTATATCTTACATCCTACCTTGGAACAGTTATTTCGAAAGGATATTTATTACTTGGAAGAAGAAACATTATATATACCCTTGTGGCATGAAGAGATTATCTTTCATAAAAAAATAAAGGTGACACTAGACCCTGTTCTACCTGAAAAGGTTGAACTCGATGAAAATAACAATATCCTTGTATATGCTGGAGACAAGGATATTCTGATGTTTGGGTCCATAAGTATTTTAATCACAGACCAGGAAAGGAAAGCAAAAAGAATCAAAGGTAAAGGTATTCCTAGAATACAATCCTCACTTTATGATGCGAGTGAGATATCCGACATTATCCTCGTCTAAACACCCTTCTCGCCAGATTTCTTCGTAGACTTTTTCTTGGGCTCCGTCTTCTCGGGTTCTGTCTTCTCAGGCTCTGGCGCAACTTCTACTCTCTCTGGCACCGGTTCAGGTGCTGGAGCTGGATTTGGTTCTGGAGAAGGTTCGGCTACTTTCTGTGTGTCAGGCGCTTTTGTGACGGGCACAGATTCAGTCTCGCCGTCACTGTCATACGTGTCGGGTTTTGTATCTTGACTGAGTGCTATATAACACTTTCCCTTCTCGAACGTATCAGGTGGCTTGACAATTGCTTGGTTCAGTTTCCAAGTGACACCAAACTTACCATTCGCAAACCAGATACCTCCTGAAGTAATCACTGTCCACACATCAGCACCTTTCTGGACCAGCGCATCCGGCGGAGTACCGTCCTCATTGGGATAAATCGAACGACTGTTTGTATCGAACAAATCAAACTTGGCTTCGTCTTTGTAGATAGGAAGTTTTACTTTGAGAGTCGGAGGACGAGTGGTGTCGGTGCTACCATCCTCTTTGTTCTTTGGGAACTTCAGCATTGGACTCCAGAGCTCACGAAGTACATCAATGCTACTGTATTTCTTGCCAAACCAGTCTCGTGAATTCGCAAACGCATCTTGAATGATTTTTTCTTCCATCTCCATCATCACGTTCTTGAGAGCCTGAGTTTCAGGGTTGGAAAATTCATCTCGAGGGAATTGAAGGCTCATATCATAGGTAGTCGTTCCGTCATCGTTGACTCGGCTATTGACTCCCCAAGTCATCATCTTTGGTGTGTGAAACGTCAACCACTTCTTTGTCGTAGAGTTTAGAATGTTGATGCTCTTACCTCCCTTCTTGTTTACGATAGGCTTACCGTAAATCATTTGGGTCGAAGGAGTGAAGTCAGAAGCTTTTACAATAAGGTTCGCCATTTTACTATAGAAAGATATGTAAACCCTTTAAATCAATTTTATTTTTAATACCATTTATCCTGTTAGAATACACATACAATATGTATAAAAAATGATTAAATATAAATATAATTCTACTATAATGAGTTTTTACCCGACAAAATATAGAGATTATGCCTGGATAAGAGAGAGAAAATATACCATTCATGACCTTGTGAGTATTTGCGACTTTTTCGGTTATTCTATAAAACGCCGTACGAAATCGATTATGTTGGAAGAATGTTATGATTTTTTAAGAAAGAGTCATTTCATAAGCAAAATACAAAGAGGATGGAGAAAACGAATCTTGTCTGAATTAAAAAGAACACAAGGTCCTGCCATGTTCAACCGTTCTCTATGTAATAACACGGAGGACTTTCTAACGACTGAACTGATGAAAGAGATTGATTATTATTTTTTCATTAGTGTAAAAGATAAGGAGTTTGTCTATGGGTTTAACATCATCTCCTTATACAATCTCTTGAAGAAAACCAAACCCTCCATGCAACCATTGAATCCCTATACTCGTAACCCCTTTACGAAAGAGTTCATCGACGTCATTTATCGTAGAATGAAACTCAATTACCTTTTGAAAAAAACAGACCATCCTATTTATCATGAGATACAACTTCCGTCTTACGATAATAAAATTACAGGATTGTTCCAGAAGATTGACTCCCTTGGGAACTATACCCAGGTAGAATGGTTTGTGAGTCTAGACTCTTATAAGTTAAGGAGATTTATGCTAGAACTTCAGGATATCTGGGATTATCGCGCACAACTCACCACGTCCATGAAAATCATCCTTTGTCCTCCTTTAGGAAAACCTTTCATCCATGTACCTCTTCACGTCATGGATACAAGTAGTCCGTTAGATGTACAACTTCTAAGAAATTATTGTTATTTAGTGATGGACGAACTCCTCAACAAGGCTGTCTCGATAGAGCATCAGAGTTTAGGAGCTTACTATATTTTATGCGCGCTCACTTTAGTGAATCAGGATGCCGCCGAGGCTATGCCTTGGTTGTATCAATCCGTTTTATAACAGATTCTTTGACTCGGTTTTAGGTTATATTATTAATGCGTAAAAAGGGATATAAAAAGATACTACAGTTAGTATATATAATGGCATCAAAGGCGAGCAAAGTTTCTACTAAGGAGAAGGCACCCAAGGCTACCAAGTCGGCCAAGGCTGTTGTGGAGGAGCCCATTGTAGCTCCTACCCCCGTTCTGGCACCTGTTCAGGTTCCAGAAGTCGTTTCTCCTCCTACTCCTACTCCCACTACACCTGAACCAACTCAGTCCCTCCATGATTTGTTCACCAACCTCAACAAGGCTTTCCAGGAGCTTAACTCCCACGTGAGCCTCTTGAAGAATGAGTTCCGACAGGTAGAGAAGCAGGTAACTCGTGAGATGCGTGTTCTTGATAAGATGAATGCTCGACGAAACAAGAACAAGGGAAACCGTGCTCCAAGTGGATTCGTCAAGCCTACCAAGATTAGCAACGAGCTTGCTGCCTTCCTCGGAAAGGAGCCCGGGACTTTGATGGCTCGCACGGATGTAACCAAGCAAATCACTGCCTACATTCGTGCGAATGACCTTCAGGACAAGACCAATGGTCGTCTCATTCTTGCGGACGATAAGCTCAAGAAGCTTCTCAACTACGACGAGAAGACGGTCACTGACCCTAAACAGCAACTCTCCTACTTCAATCTTCAACGGTTTCTTTCGGGACACTTCGAGAAGAGTGCTTAAACAAATCAATATCAAACACAGACATAGATAAGTGATTTAGATTATATTTTTTAATATGGTCTAGAGTATTCAAAAACTTATCGCTTTTGTATACAGATTTGATGTAGTAATAAAATAAATAAACCTGTTTTTGTGTCTTGGTAAATTGTAACAATGTTTCATTGTGGTCAATAAACCAATTCATGGTCTGTTGATAATTAAAGAGTAAAATAGCGGTAATTACATAATAACAAATGCCATTGGTGTTCTCCTTGTAAGATTTAATCTTTCCTTCGATTAAATCTGTATAACTCGCATCAAACTTGGATAAAAAATGTTTCATTTGAACAAGACTATATGCCCTTTCTAGATTCAAATTCATGTTAAAATATCTTTCAAATTCTTCATACGTAACGTTCTTATGTACAAAAAACGCAAAAATAGCAGAATTTAACGTTCTTGCCCAGAATTCACATAAGGATTCAAACAATAGATAATCACTTTCGATATGAAACAAGGGAGTCATCATCGCTTTGAAATCCACGGATATGTTTTTAAAATCGAGACAAAACATGTGAAAGCATTCATGAATGAATACTTTGAGAAGTTCCTCTTTTCGAAAAATACAAATGACTTCCCCGTAATTATACCCACTGTTTACATGTATCGGATGTACACAATCTAATTTAGGTCCACATTCCTTCTCAAAATGAGTAAGAATAAAGGTCATTCGATAGGACTCTTTTAATACAGCATCTTTTGAACAAAGAACCAACACCAACCTTATAAAATAAACAAACCGCTGAACATCGGTAACCTCTTTGGTATACAAAAGTAATTCAAACTGTGTTTTCTTCATCTGTACAGTAATGCGATAGAGTTCATAAGTATTTGATTCTATGTGGTTCTTGATTTCATCTGGGAAAAAGCGCCCAGATTCTGCTAAAAATGTTTCGTTCGAGGTATGATGAATGGTTGTTTTTGTTTTTGTGTCTTGAGCTTTACAGAGAAGTGTGTAGATGAGCTTCATAAAATAAGTATCGGGGAATTCATATTGAAGTAATAAAGGGTAATGCTCTAACATGAAGTCTACATTTTTATTACTTTTTTTACTGAGTTCTTGGACCAACATTATCAACCCGTGATATTTTAATTCTCTTTTTCTACTGCGGATTTCATTCTTATTTTTTTGGAAGAAGGAACCTTTATCGTTGACTTGGGTACTACGTTCAATGAAGTACCTAATGGGGTTGACATCGATTCCTCTTTCTTAGGTTCCGTCTTTGTTTTGGTTTTCGCCTTTGATTCCTTTGGTTTTGTCTCCTCCATCGGTATTGACTCCATCGGTATTGACTCCTTCGGTATTGTCTCCTTCGGTTTCGTTTCCTCCTTCGGTTTCGTATCACTCTTGGGTGTACGAGTCTTTCTTACCTTCTTGACTTCTGGAACGGTTTCTGAGATTTCTTTAGATTCCGGAATAGGTGTAAGGACTTTCATTGACGTATCGTCTAAATCTACCGCTTTTGGAGTTTCATCTAAGGAAATGTTAGGAGCTTTCTCCGTTTCATCTTCTGGCTCTTCTTTGAATTCACTCACAGATACATCTTTATCTGATACTTCGGTTGTCTCTTCCTTAGGCAAAGATACATCCAAATCTAGTTCAGAAACCTCGGGTTTAGGTTCCGCTTCAGGTTCTTTCGACTCAATGATTTCATAGGTCTCTATATCGACCTCTACGGTACGGAGAGCGTCTTGAATGGCCCATCGAGTCATCATATCCTGATAAAACCCGTTATCCGTCTTCAACCTAAACCCAATCTTAAAGACATACTGTAAAGCAATTAAGGTAGAGACAAAGGATTTCTCGTTATTCACCGAATCTTTTAAGGTATATAAAAACGCATCAGTTGGACTGTCTTCCTTACTCGCGTCTGAAATCACCTTTAAGATGGGTTTCATATCCTTGTCTTTCTTGTTCTCGTCTTTCTTCATTAATTCATAGAGAGCCCTGTACGCATCTTTTAGGGTTTTCTTTTTCTCTTCCAACTTCGGAAACTCCGCGATAAGAAAATCAAAGACGGTATGGGCCGATGACTCCTCTTTCATTTCAAATTCGACAAGTTTGCTTGGATTCTTTTCAAACTCTTCGAACAAACAAAAGGAACCTTCTGGAAAGGTGGAGATGTCAAAAATCAAAGGCATGGAATCAGACTTTTTCTCATACACGCCTAATTTGGTTACAACCTTTTCTCGTTGAATCACATAAACATAACAAAAAGCAATCCCATTCTCTGACATCATCGACTTTCCTGGCGCAACCATCAGTTTATGTCCTGAAATCGGAAGCATATACAGTTCGGTCTTGAGGTCCTTGTCGCCATCTTCAATTGTATCTAGTTTTGTGCTATACGTTTTGTTACTGATATGGGATTTTACTTTGCTTTCCATTTATATAGAATAGAGTATATTTTTATATCACTAAATGAACCTTTATAATGTCATCTAAATCCATACACTTGAATTTCATCTTTGGAGACAATTTTGGATGAAGTTTTATTTCTTTCACTTTACGAACGATGGATTCCAAGTTTTCATGGAAAAGGATATAATCCATACATTCTTTCAAAATGATATAAATACAATGTAAAAACTGTTCATTTTGTTCGATATTCTCATAGTCTTTATCTTCAATCAGTTTGTTTTCCAATAGAATACACAAATCTGTAATATTTTCAATGTCACAGTTGTTCGATTTCATTAAATTGATGAAAAAGGTGAGCGTGGAATCCAATTGATTGATTTTCTTGGTATATTCACAAAACGCATCATAGTCATTGGATTTTGTAAAGTCAAACTCTTGTAATTCTGTAAAATAACGATGATAATGTACTTGGAATACATCATAAAAACTACGATTCATGTCAATCAGCTCTTTGTATAGCTTTGAAAATAATTTCGAATAGAATAAATTCGAACTGGCAATGTTAAAAATAACACCCGTAATCTTATTCAAGTCATCTAGATTATCTACCGACTTGACCAGAACGCATAGTTCTTCTTTTAGTTTTTCATAGTTCTTTTCGGATATTTTATTCAGTATCTTCATGATTTCACTTACGTTCGACTCCTTCTTTACAATGACCGTTTTCTTTATCTTCTCTACCACTGGGATTTGAAGTATTCTTCGGACATGGTTCAAGTTGTCTACAATAGAATCATCCAACTTATGGTTGTCCCTTTTCATCATTAAGGAAACTTGGATAAATGTTTCATAACTATACATACTATTATTCGAATATTATTTTTAAGTTATAACCCTTTATTATTTTTAATACTTCTTTATAATGGATACAATTCAGGGTAAACTGGATAATTTGTACTTGACTGGGCATAATCCAATTGAAATACAACACAAATTACCGATTGAATATGTAGACCATCAGGAATTGGATAAAGTAATACGAGATGATTTAGAAATTGGAACCGTGAATCCATTGTATAGACATTTATTTTCTTCGAGTTCATCGTTGATGAACAAATGGTGCTCCCTCTATACAACAGATACGTCCTTTTTAAAACAAACACAGAAATGTATTCACAAATATAATTCAGAAGAGTACTTATTTGATGACTTCAAGACGGAATACAATCGGTTTCGTTCCGAGACAAATTTCATCGATAAATATCAGTTCATTGGATTCAAGTTTTTAGAATATTTGAATGAATCTGGTAGCTTTTTACATTGTCTCAGTCTATATAACTTAACCAGTCCCGTTTTTTCATTGTTGTCTCCGTTGGTGATGTTACTGGTTCCTTTTATGATATTGAAATTACAGAAGGTCCCGGTCACTATCACTTCTTACATTGAGCATTTGAAAATAGTGTTGAAAAATACAAGCGTCTATAAATTGTTTTTTAATCTATCCAGTGTTTCTTTCCAGAGTAGGGTATCTGCTTTCTTTTCACTCTTTATTTATTTGTTACAAGTGTATCAGAACATCATCTCTTGCTTATCCTTTTACCGAAATATCAATACCATTTACAAGTTTATCATGGATTATAAGGGTCATTTAAAACAGAGTCTTCTTCTGATAGACCGTGTAGTTGGGAACATACAACAGTATACGTCTTATCATGGGTTTTTACAGGAGCTTAAGCTACAGAAAGAACGTATCCATATTACACTACAAAAACTGAATTTGGTTCAAACGAGTGATTCTATTTTTGTAAAAATAGGACAAATTGGGACCATGATGAAACTATATTATGAGATTTTCATGAAAGATGAACATCATCATCTTATCTCTTATACGCTCTTTATTCATGAATTCAACCGAGACATTCTCTCGATACAATCGATGGTGAGAAACAAAAAACTTAGACCTTGTAAATACAAGAAAAAAACTGACATGAAGAACCTTTACTATCTGGCTCATATAAACGAGTCCAGCGTACGAAACCACGTTGACTTGAAAGATAATATCTTGATTAGTGGACCCAATGCTTCAGGTAAGACAACTATACTAAAGTCCGTGTTGTTGAATGTCATTATGAGTCAGCAATTTGGGTATGGGTGTTATGAAAAGGCTAGTATACGTTGTTATGATAACTTTCATTCTTATTTAAATATACCGGATACCTCAGGTCGCGATAGCTTATTCCAGGCTGAAGCAAGACGCTGTAAGGAAATATTGGATTGTATTACGAACCAACCCAAGAATACACATCTATGTATTTTTGACGAGATTTATTCAGGCACAAACCCAAATGATGCGGTAACGTGTGCGAAATTTTATTTGAAGGAGTTAAACAATTATAAGTCAAAAGTAGACTATCTTATTACAACACATTACATTGAACTATGTGAACATTTCAAGAACAAGCCTGTTGTCAAAAACAAAAAAATGAACGTAAAAGAGAACAAGGAAACCATAGAATATGATTACAAGATGGTAGAGGGTATATCTTACGTAAATGGCGGGGTTTTCATTTTAAAGCAGTTGGGTTATCCTTCTTATTTGTATGATTCCGTTTGAAATGATTTAGAAAAATCTTTAAACTAAGTATATGGGATTTTCGTCTATTCTAGATATTAGTAGTTTTTTCATCGGAATGATTATAAACCTTATCTTTGTCGCACTCATGTGTTACTATTTCAAACGAAAATACGACTTCCTGGAGATAGCCCAAAACGAACAAGCAAAAATTCTTTACCAGTTGATTCATAAGCCTTCTGGACTATCGTGCTCTCCACCTCCTTCGGCCCCTTCGATGGATTTTTCAAGTGACCCATTGGCACAACTCGGGCGCTCAGAACCAGAGCCACAATCAGATACAGACAGTGATTCAGATTCTGATAGCGAGGAAGAGAGTGTAAATGAACCATGCGAGAAACCGAATGATTTTGTCTTAAATGAAATCGCAGACATTACAGAGCTATCGGAGCTAAATGTAGAAGAGACAAAGACGATTGAATTGGATATCACGGTAGAGGAAGTAAAATCAGAACCACTTGAAATTACGCTCAACGTGGAAGAGTCAGACAGCGCCTATAGCAAAATGTCAATGAAACAGCTCAAGGAACTCCTGTCTTCGAAAGGAATTAAACCAAAGAATAACATTAGAAAGGATGAGCTTATCGACCTCATCACGAAAGAGATTCCTTCAGCATGAATCTTGTGTGTTATCCGTTAAACTTTTATGTTAGGTTATACTATGTGGGCTACTCAAAACAATTCACATGCGAACATGCCGGGGGTAGTAAGTGATGGTCGATTGTTTACCAATTATAAGTCGGATGCGATTGTCGGCGAAACAATAAAACGGGAGAACGGTCTTAAATCGAATGAAGAATATAGAAGATATTTAGTACAAAATACGGAATCCATCATGAAAGCGAATTATGACCAAATGGCAAAAGAAAATCAAACAGAGTATCACCATCAACAATATGATTACGGACCGCCTCATTTATACCTTTCTGTACAGGAAGATTCAAAACCTTATGGATACGAGGATACAACATCAAAACAGATGTACCTTACGAGGCAACAATTGGATGATAAAAAGCGTAGATTGATGAAGGATAATTATTAGATAATTTGATTAGTGGTTAAACAATTGTTCTATCCTTATGTAATGTACATAAGTATAGATGTAGGGATTAAGAATTTGGCATATGTTGTGTATGATAAGGATATCATAGAATGGAAGGTCATCGAGTTATGTGATAAATCACAAAATGCTTCCAAACTAAACATGATTGAAGTCGGAAAAAAACTACACGAGGCTCTCGAAATGATTCAATTTCCAGTGACTGAAATCATCATTGAAAATCAAATTGGTCAGAATGCGATACGCATGAAAATGTTACAAGGGATGATTACCTTTTATTTTATATCAAAGGGGATGACGAATATTCATTATTGGAATGCGGGTAACAAACTAAAACGGTTTATCAAGACAAAAACAACTTACAGTCAACGTAAAAAATACAGTGTACAAATTACACGAGAGATTGTCTCGAAATCTTTTCCATCTCAGACATCTTATTTTGAGACACATAAGAAGAAGGATGACCTAGCCGATTGTTTGTTACAGTTGCTTGATTTTTTAGGGAAACAGTCTAAGCTACCCGAATCAATTGATTTAATATGTAATGCGATAAACTTAAAGTTTTAGTATAAAGATACATCATATATGGAGGAAATTAGCCTAGATACATTGAACCTAAATCCGTCGTCTGATTTCGGAGGAGGTGTTGAATTTTTAATGAATGATAATAAAAAGGTTTTACCCAAGGTTTCCATCGATGAAGAATTGAAAGAGTTTGAGATGAATGTGCCTGCTTCTCCTCACTTAAAGCCTATCAAATTGAGCATGGAAAATACATCTGACCCTATTAAATTGGGGAAGGATACAGCATCGATGGATACGTTCCAACAGTCATCTGAAGGGTTTCGTCACATTAATGATATTCCGATTGAACAAGAAATGAAAAATATTGAGACAAAATCCAAAGAGGAAATTTTAAAAGAAAAGTTTCAAATCCTTCAGAAGTTACAAACCCTACAAAACAAGGGAGTTTCTCTGAGCAAACACTACACGATGGAATCTTCTTTTGATGAGATGAAAGGTGAATATGAATATATCTGTTCGGAGAGAGAACGTAAAAATAGTGTACAGTTTCAGGGGAAGATTTTGTCGACCTTTATCACTGGGATTGAATTCTTAAATTCCAAATTTGACCCATTTGATATCAAACTGGATGGATTGTCTGAGTCCATTCAAGAGAACATAGAAGATTACGATGAAATCTTCAGTGAGCTGGCGGAAAAGTATAAATCAAAAGCAAAGATGGCGCCAGAGTTAAAGTTGTTGTTTCAAATTGCTTCTGCTGGAATTATGGTTCACATGACGAATACAATGTTCAAATCTTCTATCCCTGGGATGGATGATATCATGAGACAAAATCCTGACTTGATGAATCAGTTTACCAGAGTAGCCACACAGACGATGGAGAAATCTAGTCCTGGTGTCTCCAAGTTTGTGAATGAGTTTCAACCCAAGGAACGACGACCTGAAATTCCGCGCCCAGTGAATGTCCGACCCGAAATGAATGGTCCTGAAAATATTAATAGTATTCTAAACGGCATCAAGAAAAATGTCAACATGGAAAAGAATGAGAGTTTGGTCAGCCTAGAAGACATTAGTGATATGAATGTTCCAGCAACTACGAAGAAAGGTCGTAGAAAGAGCGACAAGAGTAGTATTTCTATCGTGATTTAATTTTATTTTTGATTTTTTATTTGCGATTTTCATTTAAATAATCTTAGTCATTATGTTTAATGAGTAAGATGGAGATGTTACAGCGAATGTTGGTGGACATAAAAAAGAGTATTACGGATTTCAAGGCGATGATAGAAGAGAAAAACGAGAAAGTGGAACAGATGGAACGTCAGCAGGTCATTCTGGAAGAGAATATCCGAGCAGAGAAACTTCAATTGGAGGAACTCAATAAAAAACTTCAGGGCTGTCTCGAGCTAAAACAGGAAACAGACTCTTATTACAGTCAGATTGAACATAACATCGATACGCTAATGACGATTCTTACGTCTTCGCGTACGTAATTTTTTCTTGGATTTACCTCCAAACCTAGGCATGAGAACCTGTAAGAAGGGTTGTAGTTGTTTACGTAACGTTCGTCTCAACTTTTTACATTTCGCCTTTGACTTTAGGTCAGAAACCACTTCCACGTTGTCCTTGGTCACATCGATAATCGCGATAGTATATTCAATATTACTCTTTTCTGATTTCTGGACAAGTTCCTTGGTAAGTTCACAGGTGTTTTTCTTACAATATTTCTTTTCTTTGTCTTCATAAATATACTTATCGAAATGATTCTCTACATCAGAAGGAAAGAATATCGGATAATGATTATATTCTATAATTTTATAATTCTGTTTAACATTTTCTTTGGTTTGTGAAATACGCTGGGGATTCATATAGATGAGCTCATTGCTTTGGAATAGAATGTCTAAAATACTTTTCTTGTTTTTTTCGACAAAGTTTTTTAATGTACCCGAGAATACGGTCTCTTCGAATACATTGGTACTCTTTTTATTGGTTAAAATATAATCCACGTACTCGGTCAGTAACGGATTGGATTGATTGATTTTTAGAAATTCAACCGCCAACCGTGTCTTGTCTGTATAGTTTTTTTTCTCTTTCAGAAAGGCTATCAATGACTTTTTGTCAAACAAAATATTTTTATAAATCTTAATATTTGTATCTGGAGACAACGTTCCATCGAGTTCGTTGAATTGAAACCATTTGTATTTTTCATAAATATGTAAGTCCATAAAGGGTTCAACGATACCTGGATAAATCGGTTTATAATTCCCCTGGACGACTCTCTTATATTTGATAATATTTCCATAATTCCTTGTCTCGATAATATATTCATCCGTGTCTCCGACTGTTTCATCTTTAAACTCTTGTTCTTCTGCGTCTTCGAATTTTTTCTTTACCTCGTTTTTCTCTTCATCCGTGGTTGGCTTGTTCTCACATGCTACAGAGGTTAAACCTTTATACTCTCTAAAAATAAATTGATTCGTGGATCCTCTTCTGTCTTTAAAATATCCAACACGACAGGGCATTTTCTTGTCGGTGGGGTCTCTTAGTTTATAGACATAAGAAGAGCCTGGTTTGATTTCGGAGAAACTATCCACAATGTCGGTGTTGTTTACACGATAATAAATGCGAAATTTGGTTTGATTCTCACTAGAGGAGGCAAGTTTCAAATACTCACGGTCATTCGTTTTTTTATAAATATCATTGAACAAGTCTGCGATTTGATACATCGTTTCCTTCTCTTTATCGTTAATGTCTTTACCATCAGAGACTATCTTCTTTCGTATTTCGTCTCGTGTGACTTTTAACATCGGGTCTTTTACCGAAGAGATTCGGCATCCTAATTTCTCTACGAATTTCTCTATAATCCCATTTAGAACCTTGGATTTTTCCTCCGGTAACTTCTTTTTGTAATATCCTGTGAAAAACCGGTTCTCTTTGTCTATCGTATAGACGATGTTTTCAAATTTGTCTGGAGCATTTCCATACGTGTCGGATGCCTTTTTCTGTCGGATGTCATTGATAAACGTAAAGGCTCTTTCAAAATAGGCCGTTATCCTTTCTGTAAATTCTTTTGACTCTTCTTCCCCATCTGCGAAAACAGGGACAAAGAGTACCATATTCCCATCCTGAGGTGCTTCCTTGTCTCCTCTTTTAGTCGTAGGCTCTCTCGTAAATTCTTGTTGGCCTTTGTGGGCTAACACTCTTTCATAGATGTTGCTGATGAGGTCCGTGAAACGTCGACTACTGTCATCTAAATCAAAAAAAACAGGAAATAAAAATACGGTGTTTACAGAACGTCGATACAATGACTCTAATGTATTCCCAAAAAGTATTTCAAAAAACAACGTATGGAGAAGATATCTTTGGATGCTCTTCTCTTGTCCGTATGTTTTATTCTCCAGGGTATACAATTTCTTGATGGATTCATACGTGACATTATTGTCGATGTCCTTTAAATCAGGGTCTAACGTAGTATAATATTTTTGAGGAATGAGTTCACTATATACAGTGGAGACATATCTTTGTAAGTTCATACTATAAAGGGTTAAATAAAATTCTCTTTATACAGGGTATTCTGTATAATGTCATTATTTTCAGAATGCTCCTTCATTTTTCTAGCCTTTTTTAGAGTATAAATCGCCTGATTCACTTCTTGTTGGGTCACCTTCTCTCCTAATACGCCTCGTAATTCCCTGTACTTTTCAGGTATAATACAATAACGACTATTTTCGTTGAACAGATAATCTACAAAGACAATAAAAACAGCCGTAAGGATAAGTGAAATAAAAATGTCTCGTGTACCTATCCAGAGGATAGAAAAGACAAGAAGTTGACGACCCAAACTATATTTAAGATAGGACTCTTGGGTTTTACTCAATTCGATAATCGCATACTTTGACCCAATGTTCATGATAAGCATGACGACTCCAGCGAAAAATTTGCTATCATTCATCAAATATAGCGTGTCTAAAAAAATGTTTGATTTTTTTCGTTTAGACATATTATAGTTCATTTATAAAAAAAATATATCCCTTTCTAATAAAGGTATGTCTCTTGCTTTGTTTGCTTCACCGATTGACAGTAAAGACGACTATTTAGAAAGTAAAATAAACAAGGAAAGGGAAAAATCAAAGTTGAGTTTTCAAGATATACAGTCACAACTTAAACCCGCATCTGCTCACGGAGCGTATAACGCAATGAACGGAAAAGAATCCGATTATGACATGAACGATGTTTATCGGGCCCATCAAAACGTACAGGAGGACGGAGACAAAGAGCTATCTAATTTTTATGAAAATGAAAAGATAACCTATAAACCAATGGTAAAAACAAATCAATACTTGCTTATAGAAGACCAAGACAAAGTGCCTGCGAAAAGAGTAGACTCTGATTTGGTCCAAAAAATAGACAAACTCATGGAAATGATGGAAGAGCAATCCGAGATAAGAACGACGAAGAAGAACGAAGAAATTGTGTTATATTGTTTCCTAGGTATTTTTACCATTTATGTATTGGATTCTTTTGCGTCTATCGGCAAATACAGTCGATAATTTATTTGTGTTGAAAGATACAGACAGACAAAGGCGCCGATTCGTATCTCATTGTCTTTACGTGTACAAAGCCAGCCGGTCTCGCCTGTTGAATAAGGGAGGACTCCGTGTATTCATATAAGTCTTGCTGGTTCGTACGTTTTACTCCATTAAAATCTTGAATGGTCTCAATCATTTTATGTTCGTTTAGTTCTAAAGAGTATTGATAATTCGATTTAAAATATGAAGAAGGCATATGATTCACGAGTTGATATGCTGGGAATTTACGCAAGTCCGCAAAACAAACAAAGAAAAAACCACTATGAACCGTCCACTCTTTTACAATATAACATAGCTCTTTGAAATTAGAAATCGTATGAACCGTCAGTAAAGGGAGTATGGTGTGACTAAATCTATTCGGTTGAAATAAAGAAGAATCCATGTAAGAACCTGAAACGTATTCATTTTTAGGATATTTGTATTGAGACATTTTTACCATTGATTTGGAAGAATCTAAACCCGTCACTTTTGTCGTATCCGACAGGAGTTGAACCAAATGACCTGTTCTTGACCCTATACACAAGGTATGGCTATTGTTATACAGATATGGGCGAATCATTTGAATGAGTTCCATCGAATAAGGAATCGTAAGCATTACGTCATCATAAATATAGGTATAAAAATTATCGTATATTTTTTCATTGGTATATACTTTATTCTGTATTCCTTCCTCTTTGTGAACGACAGAAAACCCTTCTTTTTCACTCATTGTAAGAAAAAGATAAAGAACCAATAAACAGATTACAATATAAATCATCATTTGTATAATGTATTATTTTTTTTTGTAAATAACTATCTAAATGATGATTCATGACACGAGAACCCATTTCAGAACACACACGTTTTCTAATTTTAAAAAGACGAAAGTGTTGAAAGAACCTGAAAAATGTATTTATTATCAAAAAAAAGAGGAAGCGTTCTATTGGACAGGAGAACTCATGTGTAGTGGTCATCTTCTCGAACTATGGAACCTCTTTTTATTTGTCCTGTGTAAATACATTCATATTCACAATCCTAGATTACCTCTCTATATAGACAAGAAGTTTCACGAGTTTAAGGAATACGCAAATCAATCCAATGATATAGATTTGAGGAACAAGGAAGAGGTCAGAACGATTATTTTCTCCATTGTTCTTCTCTTATGTGAAAGCAAACGAGAGACCATACTGGAAGACCTACATTTTGAATTTAAATTTGAAAATGTATTTACCAATCTGAAAGCACCTAATGTGGAATACATAAAGCCCTATTTTAAAGAAGGAGACCCCAAAGAAATTTATATTCCTTTGAATGAATGTGCGTACCATCTGATTGAGACAAAGAATCGCATGGATATTTTTTACTGGATAGACTGGATGATACAATACGATGAACTGTGTAGTAAAAAGAAAAAGCCACTGACATGTGTAACGAGGGATTTTGTGACTGTGAAGAGTACAAATATGATTTGGATATTGTTTGAGCTTCTGTTGTCTTTTCAAGAACCTGAAATCTTATATAAGATTATACAGTCATTGATTCGCTTATTTAGTATAAAATATACTCCCGCTACAAACAAAAAGAGAAAATATATTTTAAACCTGTGTGTTCTATTGATTATAAACGATAGTGTCGACTTTACTACCAAAATTATAGAGAACACGGCTGTATTTATACCTATGGAAGAAAACATCAACCTTATCTTTGAACAAATCAAAAAAAACGAGGTTCACATAGATTAAATATGTATCTATACTACATATGGCAAAAAATATATTACGGAGACAATTCTCTAATATGTATGGAAAAAATAAACCCTTTCAAAATCCAGAGCCTTTACCTACAGTCAAGGATAAATTGCCTGCTATAGAACCGCCGAATGTTACAGTTACGATGATAATCGTGTATACCCTTTTGGTCGTTTTTATTCTTTTTATTTATTTGAATAGAAATGTTATTTATACTGCCCTAGAGAAATGGTACAGTCAGTTTAAACCCGGTAATCAACTCGACGAGTTGGAAGAGAAATATCATCGATTATTCCAGAGTTACTCGGATGCGTCTATGAATCAACAAAAGTTGGACGAAGTGTTGGAACAAGGTAGACAACGTATGGATTCTATCGAGTCAAGAGAACAACGATTGATTGAGCTTTTAGAGAAGAACCAATCGTGTCATTCATTGGAAATGAAGGAAAAGGAACACAAAGAAAGCGAAAAGAAGGAGGAAAAAGGAGGAGTGAACCAGCTTCGTGAAAAAATAGCGGGGTACACGAAAGAACAAACGGTCACTTCGAATGGGTTCTGTTATATTGGGTTCGACAACAACCAGCGAGAATGTACGAATGTTTCTGATGGAGACATTTGTATGAGTGGACAAGTTTTTCCTACGTTAGATGTATGCCTATATCCAAAATTCAGACATTAAAGCGAGGGATAGTAGGGGATATAAGGATTTAAATAATATCCCTCGAATGTCCTGTCGTTAATCCCACTATTGGTAGGTGGAGTGATGACAATGGGGTTTCCATTATTGATACCAATATCACATGGAAGTTGTCCGTTGTTCTCCTTTAACAGTTGATTCAAACGAGCTTTACTAAAATGATAGGCACCACCATATTTGACTATATTTGTGTAAAGCTCTTTCGTTGTAAGGGTAAGACCAGGATTGTTTGGTGAATTTCTAAACTTTAAGGTCTCTGCCTTACGTCTCATTTTAAGCGAGTCATAATCTGAACCTAACCCCACGTTAAACGGTATTTGAGCACCTTGTGTTCTTCCCACAATCGTAGTGATTGGAGGAATTGGATTATTTGGATTAGAACCGATAGTTCTTAATTGTATCAATGCCTGAAAAGCTGGATTGGATACACAATTTTGATTCATCGCAATAACGGATTGTGTAATGGTGGAAGCATTATAGTAAGTCGCCCGCTTAAAATCTCCGACACAAAACGCCGTTTTGTTTCTATAGATAACGTTTGAGTTTCCAAGAGTAATATACAAAGCATTTGAAACGAAAACTGTATTTAATGGTACACTATTGAATAGATAATCTGAAAAGACATCTAGATAAAAATTTGTACCATACGTATTGACTACAATTCCATTTTTCTCTTGGTTTCCATAACAGATATAGAAATTTCCGTTTGCATAATGTAACCCTCTAGGTAAGGTGACTGGCATATAGGGACGAACGATACCCGCATCTATGACAGAAATAACATTGGTATCATAATTTGAAAAGTAAATCATGTTGGGCGCATACGTTAACCCTGAAATACCCTGTAGACCCGTATAAGCAACCGTCGAGGCATAGGTATCGCTGATGGTTGTGATGGTACCCTTTGTATAATTTGAAATATACATTTTGTCTTCCAATGGATGATGAACCATCGAAGGAAATTGAGGAGAAGCGTCAAATAACGACATGTGGACTTGTGTAACGATAGTAGGTGTCGTAAATTCATAGACAAAAAGACGGGTTAGAGTTAACACGAACAAACGTTGTTTTCTATTCGTATACCGAGTGATAGCTAAACAGATGGGCTTATCTATCACGATAAAATCATATTGAATAAACCCGGATGAAGTGATTCTACACACTACGTTTCTCGAAGTATTTGAAACATAAAAATACGTACCATCTGTGACAATGTTATAGAATCCGTCAATTGAAGACATTATATACTCTCTACTTTTTTTGCTAGAGGTATCTTTTCAATTGTATGTTTCGGAAAAACATATGTACATACATGTTTTTCAGGAAGTTGATGTTTTACGCAAAAGTTATGGTCGCATTTACACGTAATGACAATGACGGTTTTCTTTTCACAGTGGAAACACTTCATTTTATATTAGGGGAGATTAATTCAGGGAGGGGTCAATTTTTGGATTCGTAGAAGTAATGACGTCATCCCCTTCAAAAAGTTCCTTTCGGATATCGTCCAGGGTAGCATTTACGCCAAGATTCTTCTCTTGGGTGTTCATGTTCTTGATAGAGACAAGCTCGCCCTTTTCATTAATCGTCTGGGTCAACATGTTATTCGTCTGCTTTGCCTTCTCTACGTTTTCTTGAATGGCCTTGAGCTTACTTTCCTTGACACGTTTGTCAAACTCCATCTTTGCGTTGTCTTCATTCTTCTTCTTTTCGTGCATGAGCTCGTTCAATTCCTTCTCTAGATATTGAACATTTCCTGTCTTATAAGCCTCCGGGTGAAAAGGTACCCAAAGTCCAACCGGACCCACGTACACGTCATGATTCGGGTCAACTTCACGAATCATCTTACATCGAAGTTCCGCCTCTGCCTGTGTAGGAAATACGCCTCGAACCTTGATACCACGTACGGAAGTTTGGAAAGAGTTCTTCTTATTATACTCTTCATTCAACTCGTTCTCATGTGTATCCATAAACGTACGGTAATCTCCCTCTACATTCTCACGGAGCGTCTCTTTCTCCGTGGACAAAAACGATTGATACTCTTCCGTCAGTTCTTCCATTTTAATATTGTATTTATATGAAACAAAGTTGAGGAAGGTATTGAATTTTT